AACATTGCTTTGATACCCTAGATAGTAAAGCAATGTTTGCAATGTGTAAAGTAATGAAAGAAGGGCGCGACAAATACGGATCAGACGAAAACTGGCGCAAGATACCTGCTAAAGAACACTGGAATCACATGGTGATACATGCGTTTGCTTGGCTGGCAGGGGATAAAAGTGATGATCATTTATCTCATATTATGTGCAGGGCAATGATGTTATATGCAACGGTAAAGGAGGGGTAGACATGCTACAAAAGCCCTACCATAAGGTAATTAACTATCTTAACAAGGGATATAAAATTATAGGTATGGTCTATTGGGACGATGGACGGACAGAAGCGGTATTGAGTAAATAGGAGGTAGTTGCATGAAGCTTTATACCGACAACGAGATAGAGAGTATCCTTCGTAGCTATCCTAGATTATTAAGCCAATCAAAAATAGAACAGGAAAAACTATTTGGATTATTTCCTAGCATGGTAGCTAGTTATGATGGTATGCCACACTCTACAGGTATTAGCAACCAAACTGCGAATTTGGCTGTTAAACGAGCGGACATACCACAAACTAGTAGGCAAGTTAGAGCCATAGAGTTAGCATATAACGCATTGACGAGTGAGTGCAAGACATTAGTAGATTTATATTATTACCAAAGGTTAAAAAAATATGAGGTACAAACGGAAATGTCTATATCAGATGAGCAATTCCGATGCAGGAAAAAGGATGCACTGGATACTGTAAATAACATACTTTCAACAACAAAACAACATGAAAACAACAGTATTTTAACGGATTTGGTCGTAAATCAATGATATAATGGTATTAGTAAAGAGTGTTGATATGCGGATAACGATTCTCTTTATACCTTACGGTGGTGGGTATATAACCGTTATAGGCCTTTAGGCCTAAGAATGTTTCTGAGGACTGCCTTAATTGGTAGTCCTTTTTGTTATACATAAAAGGAGGGACTATATGAAGTTGACGGTAATACCACATATAAATCTACAAGAAGTTAAGTTATATGGATTATCTGATACTCATATTGGCTCTGCCGATTGCGATATTAACTTATTGCAAAAGGACATTGATACAATCAAGTGCGATCCGTTCGCCAGAGTAGTAATAACAGGCGATCTCCTGCAATGTGACTTTAAATCTAGCAAGGGTGATATATATAATCAGACATTAAGCCCCAAAGAACAGCGAAAGAAAGCAAAAGAAATGTTACTGCCAATTAAAGATAAAATTTTGGCCATGATGGGTGGTAACCATGACGAGGGTAGAAGCCAAGAAGACGCAAGCCCCATTGAGGATATAGCCGAGTATCTAGGAGTGAAGTATTGCGCAGGTGAGATGCTTTTAAAATTGCTGATAGGGTATAAGCCAAACAAGAAACCTGCTATCTATACGTTTTATGCGGTGCATGGGTGGTCAAGTGGTAAAAAGGTTGGGAGTGCAGCCAATGCGCTTGATTCGCTAAAAGAAATAGTGTGCGCTGACATATACGGCATGGGACACACGCACAAGCAACACACACACAAAGATATATTTTACATACCGGACCTGCACAATAATAATGTTATGGAGAGGGTAAGGTATTTTGTTAATTTTGGTAGCTATCAGAAAAGGGGAATGTACCCTAAGCGGTTTGCGATGAATGGTCAGGTATTGGGTACGCCATTGATTCGGCTAAGTGGTAACGAGGTTAAAGTAGTGGTGGAGATGTAATGCAGAAAGAGAAGAAAATACGGCTGACAGGCAAGGCGTTAAAGCAACTTAATGAGGATATCCACGAACGGGATAATTACACTTGTATTATAACAGGCGAGTATGTACCACTAGGTGTGAAGTTCCATCACGTGGTAAGGGGTGCTAATAAAGAGGATAAGATTGAGTGCGGTGTTACGTTATCATATAGGGCGCACATAGATGCTCATAGTAGCAGGGCGCAGGATTATAGGGAACGGTGTGAGGAATATTTGAGGGGGATTTACGGTGAAAGAGACGAGTGAATGTAAAACACAATACCCTATCATGAAAATAGAAGAAACAGATATTAGAAAACTAATGGAGTATTTAGAACAAAGACCATATGTAGAGGTTAAAGACTTTATGTCGTATTTAACACATGTTTTATGTTCCATTAATATAACTGGTGGCGTGAAATGAATGAGTTTATACCAGAGGGGCTAGAGCCAATCCAATTAGAGCAACTAGGCAGACAACTATCAAACGAGGTAACAAGGCTAGGTAAGATAGTTGCAGGCTACGAGGTAGAGGTAACGGCTAAGACTAAGGCGTATAAGTTGGAGCTTGCAAAGGCTAAGATATTGCAACGTGATAGTAAGTATAGCCCGACCATGATTAACGCAATGGCAGAAACTAGTGAGGGCGTGGTGATGGCTAGTAATTATTTGCAACAGGCGGAGGCTAATTTGATAGTAGGTAAGGCGGAGTTAGAGGGCAGGGATAAACAGTATATGATGGTTAAAAAGATTATTGATCTTAAAATACAAGAGATAAGAGTTTTCGGCAAATAAAAAAGGACTACTTATTTAGTAGCCCTTAACTCTTTAAGCAAATTGTCGATTGCTTGCTTTTCTGATTCGGTGACATGGCGTGTGATTGGCTTGCGGTCTGTGGGTGGTCTACCTGATCCTGGACGTTTACCGCCATGCTGTTTATTCATTATGTTTTTTCCTCCATTGTTCCCTACGTTTTACACTAATAAGATTGTAATGATGTTGGCAATAACGAGAAGGTTTACCATTATCGCAAAAACCTGTTTCTTTACCGCAAATAGTACATACTTTATTTTTTATATTTTGTTGCTGTTTTTCGTGTGTCGTTATTCTATTTTTTACGGTGCAAGCGTTACACAATGCAGGTTCTATATTTTCCCTAGGTTCACAGCAAATAATACATAATCCTAATTCTTTGCGGTTTGCGTAGATCCGAGCCATTATTTCAGCATCGGTGTTTTTACGCATTATTACCACCACCATTCATCAATAACATCTTCATCCTCCATCATTTCTTCAATGATAGTGTAAAAATCATCCATTGACCAAGTTTCTAAAACTTCTTCAACATCGATTAAATCTTCATCGTCGGGGCCAGTTCCAATATTCCAGCCTTTAATTATAATTACCTGGCAATCGTCGTCGAAAGTTCCTGTGTAGTTGTAAAGACTTCTAGCTTTAGTAAATGCACTCTTACCGTCCAATATTTCTTCGCCATCTTCTATAGCTTCTTCGGCTGTACTGTAGATCATCCCCCAAGATTGTGTACCGATTTCGTGGGAAGTGTTTTGGATGCGGTAGAAAGTATTTTTGTTACAGTTGTAAGATTCAATTTTTTCAGCGGTTGGATTTGTTAATGTTGGGTATTGCATGTTGTTTGCCCCCTCGTTTATTTGTTAATTCATTATAACACGCTTGATTTTCAATGTCAACAATCAAAACGATAAATATTAAATATATTTTAAATTAATGTAAGTAGGTGGTGATATGCCAAACTGGATTAAGATACGGACTGAGTATGAGACAACCAATATATCCCAACGCAAGTTATCTGAAAAACATAAGGTTAGTTATAATACCTTAAAGGATAGAGCTAATAGAGAACAGTGGGCAAAATCGAAAGAAGCTACACACATCAAAATCGCAAACCAAACACATCAAAAAGCGGTAGTGAGGTGTGTGGATAGAAATACTCGTCATTTAGATGTATGGGATAAGTTGCTAGGGAAGATTGATATTTTAGCTAGTCAAGAAAAAGTTGTATGCGGCTTTACTGAAGATGGTAAAGAAGTTTCAATGGATATATCAGCTAGAATGTGCGTTGAACTAGCTACGGCGTTAGATAAGATACAGAAAGGGCAACGACTTGCAGAGGGATTGGATAAGCAAACCGAAGGTGATAAGGGCAAGCTTGACGAATTGATTACGGCATTAAGTGCTGGCGGTGTGCCGAGATAGGGAGTGATGAATGTGAATATTGATAACATAGTCTGTGGTGATAATATAGAAACAATGCGAACAATGCCCGACAAATGTATTGATTTAACTGTCACCTCGCCACCTTATGACAATCTTAGAACGTATAACGGGTTCACTTTCAACTTTATAGAAATAGCAAAAGAACTATATAGAATAACCAAAGATGGCGGGATAGTAGTTTGGGTGGTTGGTGATGCTACGTTCAAAGGGTCCGAAACAGGAACAAGTTTTAAACAAGCATTATATTTCAAGGAAATTGGATTTAATTTGCACGATACGATGATTTATCAAAAAGCAAATTCGGGAATGGCAGGATCATTGAAATGTTATATACAAGCGTTTGAATATATGTTCGTGTTTAGCAAGGGTATTCCTAAAACGATTAATATCATTAGGGACCGCGAAAATTTAAGAGCCGGTAAAATAAATAAAAACCCTGCTAGATTAGGTGTAGATGGTAATATGAAAAAGCAAAGAGAAGTAATAGCAGAAAAATACGGGCGTAGACTTAACATTTGGAAATATGGTCATGACGGGAGCAAAACAGGACACCCCGCAGTATTTCCTGAGAAATTAGCAAATGACCATATATTAACTTGGAGTAATCAAGGGGATTTAATTTTTGATCCTTTTTGCGGATCGGGAACTACTTGCAAAATGGCGAAGATAAATAACAGACATTATAAAGGTATTGATATTAGCCAAGAGTATTGTGATATATCAAATAGTAGAGTTGCGCTGTGAATATAGAACCATTCGGCATGAAAGCCTATAACTTCATAGCTAATCCAATAGAACAGGATAAACGTATTAACATACTAGAAGGTGCTGTGCGTTCGTCTAAGACGTTTGCAATGATACCTAAACTACTGCAACTCGTAAGACACTTCGACGGTTTAGGCTTGATTACAGGTGTTTCAAAAGACACGATATATGATAATATCCTAAGAGATATATTTGATATAGTGGGTACTGATAATTACCACTACAACAGGCAAAGTGGTGAGCTTACTCTATTTGGTAAGGCGATCAAAGTTATTGGCGCGAAGGATGAGGGTTCGGAGAAGTATATTCGCGGTAAAACTCTTTCGTGGGCCTACTGTGATGAATTGTCGTTGATGCCTGAGAAGTTCTTTAAACAATTATTGAACCGTTTATCTGTTAAAGGTGCGCGATTATACAGTACAACAAACCCGGATAGTCCATATCATTACTTGTATGTAGAGTTTATTACTGATGAAGAAAAGGCGAAGATAGTTAGTACAATCCATTTTGAACTTGACGATAATCCCAACTTAGATGAGGAATACAAAGAATTTATTCGTGGTGCTTATGCTGGATTGTGGTACAAGCGCATGATATTAGGTTTATGGGTGCTGGCAGAGGGGGCGATATA